TCTTCAACTTCTTCAGTTTCTTCAACTTCTTCAGTTTCTTCAACTTCTTCTGTTTCAGCTACTTCTTCAGCACCTTCGCCAGCTTCGTCTTCTTCTGTAACTTCTTTTGCATTTGCAAGTTCTGCTTCAGCTTCTTCTACTTTAAATGTTTTACCATCAAATTCGAATTCATCTTCGCCAGCTTCTTTAGCTTTAGTAACTGCGTCTCCGAAAGCATTACCTTCTTCAACTTCTTCAGTCTCTTCAACTTCTTCAGTTTCTTCAACTTCTTTAACAGTCTCTTCAACTAAACTCTCGTTAATAGATGAAGCAATGTATTCAGCATACTCAGATACTGATTGTAAGTTTTCTTTTAAGTAATCAACATAAGCTAAAAGTTTATCAGCTTTGTCAGTTCCTGCAGTATTTGATTCAGCAACGTTATCTGCGAAATCTTTAACTTTAGAAATTGATTCAGCTAAATGCTCAGAGTATTGTATACCTTGATCTAATTTTTCAGCTACAGCTTCAGTATAAGATATACCTGTATCTGCTTTTTCAGCGACGTGTTCCGAATATTGGATAGACTCGTCTAATTTGCCAGCCAAATACTCAACGTATTCTGAGAGAGTATTTACGCTTTCAACTATGTGGTCGTTATGTGATTTTACATCTTCTAACGTTTCGTCCTCGTTTGTTGCGCCGATAGACTCTTTAATACCTTTAATTTCATTAGCTAAGTACTCAGAATACTTATTGAAATCTTCGGCTTCTACAAATTTTGCCATGTTTTTTTCTTTATTGTTTGTTTCTATTTTGGTTTCAGTAATTTCTTTAGTTACATCTACAGCTTGACCCTCATTCATATCATATATCCATAAACCTGAATCGTCATCGAATCCAAAGGATTCATTAACTCTTGTAAGTTCGGCGTTCGCAAATCCAGGATCTGCTACTAGGTCATAAGTGAATAGTTGTTTGATTTTTACCTTTCCGTTTGATTCAACGGCTCCGGCTGCTCTTGATGAGATTTGTAAAGGTACTCCAGCATCTACTAGCGCTTTCGCTTGACGTCCAGCGTCAGTATCTAGTAATTTGATTTTCCCTCTTACTTCTTTTGTTGCTTTGTCGTAATGTAATTCAGTAATAATGTGGGACACACTCTTAAGTGAAACATCGAATTGCTGCGGGTGATCTAACTCACCTAATAGCTTAGAAGACTTAATCTTGTCTTGTAAAGCCTCTATCTGAGGAACGTATTCGCTCTCAGTGTAGATTCGATTGTTTTTATTCTTTTGATCTATCTGACCAAAAATACCTTCCAGAATGTAGTCTTTATTATCCGATTGCTCTAAAAGCAATTGTGATGAAGACATTTCAACTATTAATAAGTTGTTGTTCTTTGCCATAACTATGGATTATCTATTTTTATTATATATCTACTTGTATTATGCAATTATCCTAATATCTTTTTAGATGTCTAAATCAAGCTCGTCATCCGCGCCTTCTTCTTTGTCATCTGTTTCTTCTTCTCCCTCTTCTTCTTTCTCTTCTTCAGCATCTTCTGCTGACTTATCAAGGTAGAATGCTAATAGAATATCCATCTCACCTTCTGCAAATGCATCATTTCCATATTCTTTATAGAAATAATCTTTAAATTCGCTTTCGGTTTTAGAAGCTGTAATAGCTCCTAGTATTTCTGCAGACTTAATAGTTTCTCCAGAATCTAACGTTAAATCTTCAACGTAAATCTTTGAGTCTTCTCCTGCCTTTAAGGCGTCTTCCGAAATAAACTCTTCAAATGTTTTAATAATTTTCATATTTTATATATCTCTTTTTCTTAACTATCTAGGGTTGGTTGCTTAAATGCCCATTCCGTCATCTTCCTCTTCAGGCTCTTCGGCGGCATTTTTTCTATCCTTTGCTTTAAATGCTTGGTTAGCTCTAACCTCATCATCTGATAACTTAAGATATTTTCTAACTAGATACTCTTGATCGAAGTAATATTCTTCTTCCATTGTCTCTTGGTTAGTTGTCATTAGAGAGTCTCTCATACTAGATATAAAGTCTAACCTAAGTGACATAATCTCTTGTTCTTTTAATTCTGCAAACATGTTCTCTTCATTATACCTTAGAGCTACTTGCGTTTTAAATTGTGGATCGTCAGTAAACTCTGGGTATTTAAGACACATTTGAATATACAATGGCTTAACCAATATCTCTTGGAATACAGATCTTAATCTCTTAATGAACTTACCGAATTTGATTTCATCTCTTACCATACCATCACCTGCTAATGCAAAGTCACCGCCATCATCTTCATATAAGAATCTGTTGTAAGGAATTTTAGAAACCTCTTTAAGTTTATCTTGGAAATATTTAACTGCTTCAGTGTCTGAAAGATCTGGTCCTTCAGAACTAAGAGTTTCGATTTCTGGTTGTTCACCATCTTTAGACGGTAACCAGTATTCTTTACTAAATTGTAGCATTGGCTTACCATCAGTTTCTAATGTTCCTGATTCGAAGTCAAAATCAACTACCTCTTTATAGTTATTCATTAACTGAGCTAACGATTGTTTTGCTCTAGTTTTAGATTTACCACCAACAGGTATAATAAACTTCATTCTAAATGAAGCATTAGTTACAGCCCAAATTACTCTGGTATGTTCCATGATTCTTAATAGATTAAAAGATCTAATTAATCTTTCAACATAAGATACTCTAGAAGCTGTTGATAATGAAGAGTATGCAATATAAATGATTTGGGAATCATATAACACTCTTTCTTTTGTTGGATCATCTTTAAACTGAATCCATACTTTTTTACCATCGTCATTATTGTAACCTGGCATTAAAGTAACTGGATCAATCTCTTTAAAACCTATAATCTCTTTTTGGTCTGGGGAATAAATTATCTCAAATGATAAGTAACCATCTACTAAGAACTTTCTAAAAAAGTACCAAGCTGATTGTTCACCGTTAAATCCAAAATAGTGATAGATTTGTCTAAAGTATTTGTTAAGGTCTTTTTGTACGTCGTCTGATACATCAAGTCCCATAATCTCTGGCTGAGCAAAGAAGTTCTTATCATCATATACTACTGCTTCATCACAAAGTATATCAAGAATATCTTCTATCTCATCATTCATTGCGAACTTTCTAAGTTCGTCTCTTTTTCCAGGGTAATCAATATCAAAGAACGGTACGTTCTTCTTCATGTTTATATCTCCCATGGATAGTGCAGCAAATGCACCGTAAATATCGTCGTTGTCTAATCCGAACGGGTTCATCTCTTTGTAACCGAACTGATCTTCCATCGGTCCAATTGCTTGAGATTGTCTAAGCACCATGTCATCATAACGCATGCCAAAAGAACTTAGCGTTTTCAAAGCGTTTGAAAGGCTAAATGGTCTTGAGTTTGAACTAAGTGGTCCGTTTCGTTTGTCAGTAAATCCTGCCATAATATATTATTATTTCTGTTTTATATATCTCATTTATTTAGATGGTTTCTGAAGGCTGCTCTGATCTTGCCAACTGATGAGCCATTTAGCTCTAAAAAGTCGCAAAGAGCTATCCTAGCCCAGTTTTCATACGATACTACAACCTGTTGAGATTTACGGGATGTAGAATATTGTCTTATTGCAAAGTCGAAACCAGATCTCTGTAAAAAAGATTTGGCTCCTTGGTAAGATAATGATAATGGTCCTTGTGCTCTAGCGTTGTTTTCTTTAGCACCACGGTTCTGTCCTTTAATATATCCTTTATATTGCTCATAGACGAAGTCTAAGAGCTCTTCTTTTACAGGGACTGGTAACATATTAAGATTAATACCCATGTCATTTCCTGTGTCTGAGCGGTTCAGTGCGAGTACTATAGGATTACTATCCCACCATTCTGCTACTACAGGGTTTTCATATCTAAAGACATAAATCTTTCCTGCTTGAAATGGACCCGCTGATCTAGCGACAGCTTTTTCTCTAACTGATTTACTAGAATTGGCAAACCATTCCTCTGCAGCACCTGCAGCTCTTGCCTTGCCTCCGGATTCTTTACTTAATGCTCTTATGTTGTTTTTAATCTCTCCCATTATTTAAGTGTCTTTTCAGTTAAGACTATAAATCGCCAACCTCGGTTCTCACACCAAGCATTTGCATAGGCATATTTATCTCGGTTTTTAACGTACTGTTCTGCTAAAAATTTATAGGAGTTAATTGCCTTTTTAGATTTGGTCTTAGGTGGCAATGGTTTTTTAATCTGTGCTTCTGGTTTAATTTCAACCAGCCATTCTACCGGTGCTTCGTCATTTTCACCTGCAGTCTTCATATAGAAGTCTGGATAGTACTTATGTTCTCTACCATCCTTTGTCCATTTGTATTTAATCGTTACAGGCTCGCTGGACCATTTTAATACATTTTCTTTAGTATCACACATAATGCAGAACTTTCTCTCCCATGAGGAACGATAAATGATCGGCGTAGGGCCGATATACTTATCTGGATTTATTGGGTTGTAATACCCTTGAATAAATCCTGAGTTACTATTAGGTTTTAAGTTCTTTATCGACATTAGATGTTAAACATTCCGGATTCACCATCACCATTCTTAGTGTTGATACGATCCATTGACATAGTTCCTTTATATTTAGTAGGATGTATTTTATTCCAGCCCTTTGCATAACCTCTCTTTGCTATCTCCGTAAAGTATGCAAATGCGTTAGTATATTTAGGGTTAAAATTCCTCCAGTATTTAAGAAGGTCTAATACAGCAAATTGCTGACAGTCGTTCTTATCGTCTTCGTTTAGATATACTAACTTTCTAATTGCTCTTTCAGAGATTAGTATAAGCATCTTTTCAGCGTCTTTCGTTAGTTTATCATCTTCTAAAGATTGCACAATTTGATTGTACAGATCTTTATTGTTTAAGTAGTTTTTCTTTCTTGCCACAGTGTGTGTTTAATTAGATTACTAGTTATACTAAAAAAAGCCCATTTGTTTCGAATGGGCTTTCTTATTAAAATATTATGTGTAGTTTACTATACAGTATCTTCGCTTGCGATATTAACTTTGTACTTTTCTACTCTGAAGGGTTTAGCTCCAGCGAATACTGTTAATATATCGTTCTTTCCAGCTTGTGCATATTCTACTGAGTCTACCTTAATTACTGCGTCTTCTTCAAGTCCTTCAGTTTTCGTTTTTAATGTAGCATCAATATAACCATCTTCGATAGTTAATGTATCTTCTTCTAGTGCTTCAATTACTTGATTGATCTTAGTAATTTCAGAACCAATTAGTTTATCTGCTGCTTTAATATCTGGTAAGTTTCTATCAGCTTCAGCTAATCTACCCTTTTGATCATATAAGAAAGATAACATCTCTTGGTAAAGAGCTTTTGTTTCTTCTCTTTTAGATTCGTTTAATTTAGCATCTTCTAAAAGATCCGTAAATTGTTCAGTTATATCAGCACCTGTTTGTTCTTTTACATATTCAATTGCAGCTGTAGTTAGCATTTTTTCAAATCTAGCTAATTTAGTAGATTCGTTTGTTCTAAATATGAAAGCATTATTTTCTGCTCTCATTGTTACTACAGTTACATCAGCCTTAGTTGCTTCAGTTACGAAGTCTAATACTTTATATGATGCAAAGTTTTCGCATGCTAATTGAAACGCATCAATTAATTTCTTATCAGCATACTTAATATATGCAGATGCGAAGAACATTTCAGATAGTTTATCTTGTGTTCCTATTGGTACTTCGATATTACCTGCTTTGTAAATGTTTTCTTTTGCGTCAAACGAGAATCTTACTGTTAAACCAGAAACCTTAGCTTCATTAATTGCTTCTTTAACACTTTTGATTTCAGTTGTAGCTTCTTTTAAGGCTCCGGACTTTTCACCCTTACCATAAGTTAATCTAAGTTCTTTTGCTGCATCTTCTAAAAATGTTAGTTTCTCTGAAAGAGCTAAATAAGTATCGAAGTTCTCTACCGTACCTTCTTGTATTTTAGAAACTGAAGCCTTAGCATTGTAATCGTAGTAAAAAGAAATACCTGATTCGTTAATGTCGAATGTTTTACCTGCTGCTACTAATGTTTTAAAAGTATCATTAGTTTCAGTTACAGTTTCGATGTGACTTCCTGTGATTTTGAAATCTCCGCCAGCTGCATGGAAAATATATCCTTGCCCTTGTTCTAAGATTGGTGAAGTAATTCCTTTGTTAAATGTATTTGTCATTTTGAAATTTTTATGTTTTCTTATTGTATATATCTATCAAATTATTGATCTAATTTATCGCCCCATGGAAACTGCTTAGCTTTCACTTCGTAATTGTCTCCTAATAGAGCTGAATTAGGAGATCCTTGTCCTGGAGTTGTCAGGTTGCTATTACCAATTGCAAACATTCTATTAGACTGTTTTCTACGTCTAGTAAGTCGTTTTATTTGAGATTCTGTTGTTAATTGATTACCAAAAGTAGCAACTAAATCTAGATTTGTAACATCCATACCTGTTGATGTTTTAATCCATGATTCTCCATTAGATTCCCACATAGATGGTTCATAATTATCATAATATACCATTGGCATTGTATTACCATTAGCATCAAGAATAGCATTACCGGTTTCATCAACTCTAATTAATGTTGGATCTAAGAATCCGTTAGGATCTATATAATCAGCAACGACTACGTTAGTATAACTAGTTCTAGTGAATTTTCTATAAACATCTTCTTCGAAATCGAATGACGGTATAAATGAACTGATCTCAAGTGTAAATGTAACCTTGTGATTTCCTTTATCATCAAATGAATATTCAACTGGTCGTTCTTGTTCGTAATCATCTGGCATTGCATACTCAGATGTAATTCTATAAGTACCTTCTTCTAAGTGGCCTGCATCTACGTGGTAGAAATTAGCCTTGTACATTTTCTTAACAATAGCCTCGGTAATTTTAAATAGATCTAATTGACTAGATAGTAATATTTCAATATCAACTCCAATAACTATTGGTATCATTTCGAATTCAGCAACATAACCTTCCATTAGTCCGTCTTCATTCATCATCATATAATGACCCATGTTTCTTTTGTTAACTAACTTAGCAGGATCAACTGCAAATGAACTTAGATTTACAATACCTCTTGGTACTTTATCATAATTGCCATCTGCAAATTCTCCGTTAGGATCACATGCTTCGCCATTAGCATTAGAAAATAAGAATGCATCTTTCAAGAAATTCTCATCCCCAGATACTGCATAGAAAAAAGGTACATCTATCTCTGCTCTTTCATCATTACTAATCTGTCTATGAAAACTTAACTTGTCATTAAGATCTGCTAATAGACCGACGATGACGTGTCTAATAACTGAGTCATCTTTATTGAATTTTAAATTATATGTAGCCATAAGTTATATATCATCTTTTCTAATCAAACAAAAATGGCCAATAT